AGAACACTGTAAGTTTCATAAAGCTCGTCAAGATCGACTTCCCCCTTCATCAAACGGTATGCCTTTACAGCAACGCTCATTTCATCACGGGTGAGCCACCCTTGGCGCTTGTAATCGTTTCGGAGGTCACGGCGGTGTTCCTTGTATGGTTCCATCGCATCCTCGATCTCTTTAAGAGAGCGAATATATTCTACGATATAACGCTGGCGGCGGGCTTCTTGCTTAGACAAGACGGACTTGGCTTCGGTACTCATTATTTCTCCTTGTAGTCAATGAGTTATATGTATATAATAGCAGTTTATAGCGCTGCTGTCAACCTATTTCTGATCATTTTTATCAAAGTTTCGGGATCTATAGTTTTGAAACTCGATTATGTTGTCGCGTAGAAAATCATCTGGACAACGCAGATACGCTTGTTCGTATTCTTCCATCATTTCATGCATTAATCGTTCTGTACGCTTATTGCGTTGGCGTGCCAGAAGCAGAGTCGCCAAGAAAAAGATAGAAAAGACTACAAAAAATGAACTTAGGACTATTATGATAGCTGTATCCATGCTCTAACTAGTTGGTTTTATTCAAATTTGATATCTACGTTGATATCAACGTTAAACTTTGGCATGCCAATGCTGGTAGCTAGACCGTGCTCTAAACACTCGTCTGCGTCCAAATACCAGTCGGCGTGACCCTTATCGTGAATCATTTTCAAAAAATAGGTTTTACTTTTGCCGCAATTTGCAGCCATCATGTAATAAACCTTCTTCTGTAGCCTCTCACATTCCTTAGCATCTGCCTTGATCTCTTCGACCTTCCCCCATGCGCCAGTTGATATGTCATGAATCATAACGGTGGCGTGAGGGTCCATGTACCGCATGCCCTTGTTTCCAAAGCTCATGAGGATGGCGCCGCAGGACATAGCCTTCCCCTGAACAATGGTAGCTACTGGTAGTACAGAGTTCTGGATATCTGAAATCATAGAGAGGAGGCTGTATACCTGCCCGCCATAAGAATCGATAATAACAGGAACCACAGGCTGACCAGTGTTGTGTGCCTTCGCCATTTTCTCGGAGAAGTCTTTTGCTGTAACCTCGTTGAAGTTCCGAACCCTGATGACAACCGGGAAGTCATCTCTCAAGTCGTAGTCCTTCAACAGAGGACTAGCGTTAATAATGTGCTTCATTGTTTATCCCAATAGTTTAAAGTTATGGTGGATTGAGCGGGTACTAAAGCCCCACTTAGGATCGTATTCAAGGCGTGCCATGTATGGACGATTGATTTGTACGTTGTCTCCGCGCTCGGGCTTGACGCCCCAGCACTTGATCTTAGTAGTCTTGCTAGTGGAGTCGATCACTTCTACGATCCAATATACCTTGCCGTGCTTAGTCTTGCGCGGAACAATCTTGCGTGGCACGAACCATGCCACCTGCAGGGCGGGGTCGAACTCACCGAGTGGCGGCACAAACCTCTCCTCCAGCCGCCGGCGAACGTTCTCGTCAAGAACCAAGTCGAATGGGAACACGCCAGTCAAGTCAACCTTATACTGAATCAACTCCTCTTCGCTGAAGTTTCCTTCGGGAGCGTATGTCTCGATATTATCTGCGAAGCGCTTCTTGTTCTTCGGACGGTCAACAGCAACTGCCGACCAGAAGTGCTTGAGCCCAGAGAAGCGGTCATCCATGAGACTGTTCAGAGCCTGACAACGAATAAGAACATCGAGTGCCTTCTTGTTCAGCTTTGAGTACGTGATGTTCTCATTGAACAGGAAGTCTTCAATCTCACTGAACGGACGATTGGCAATCACCTGTGCAATAGCAGCATCACCCAAGCCCTTAACCGAAGTCAGAGGCTGAATAAGCGTCTTACCATCATCGCTGATCTCCCAGACGTTACCAGACTTGTTAATGTCCAGTGGAGCAATCTCAAACCCAAAGTTCTTGGCAATGTTGATTGCCTTCTCCTTGCGAGATTCCGGCTCCTTATCCAAGAAGGATGCCATCCACTCAGAAGGATAATAATTCATCAGCCACGCGCATTGGAACGAGAGGACCGAGTACGATATTGCATGCGACTTATTGAAGCCATAACCAGAAAAGTACTCAAAAGTATCCCACAGTCCTTCAGCGTCTGCGAGCTTGATGCCCTTCTCCTGACAACCTTCAACAAACTTTTTATGAATAAGCGCTTTCTTATCATGTTTACCTGTTCCCTTCTTAGTAAGTAGCTTGCGAAGCAAGTTACCTTCATCAAGGGTCAAGTCCTTGCCCAACTTGTGAGCCAGTAGTGCGATCTGCTCTTGGAAGATCAGGAAGCCATAAGTCTCCTGAGTAATCTCTTCCACGATTGGATGCAGGTACTTGACATACTGTGGTGCCTGCTTAGCCTCAACGTAATCCTTATCTACGCCGGCGCTCAATGGACCGGGACGGAAGATTGACGTGATGGCTGAGATGTCAATGATACTTGACGGCTTGGCACGAACACAGAAGTCTTGCGCGCCGTTCTCAGTAAACTGGAACACTCCACCCCACTTGCCGGCGTGAAAGATATTCGTATAAACATTCTGATCATCGAAGTCCATCTTATCCGGGTGAAGGTTAGTATTATAGAAGCTCCGAATCTCATCGAAGGTCGGGTGCTCCGTATCATGGTGGCGCTGCAAGATATGACGAATGGCGCCCTCGATCATTCGGAGTGTGGACAGACCAAGAATATCGAACTTAATGAAGCCCATTGGTTCCAAATGCCGAACGTTCTGCCCCTCTGCCCATGGCGTCTGTCGAACGCCGCCGGAGTTGATCAGCGGCATATACTGGTCAAGGTTTTCAGCAACCACCACGCCGCCTGCATGCCGTGAACAGGAACGAACCTGACCATACAGAGCCTCAACGTGTGTCTTGACGTGCGGGTACTGATTTAGGAACTTTTGTAGCGAGCCGCTGAACTCCATGACCTCTTCAAAGGTAGGAGTGTACACCCCAGCTTTGATACCATGTCGCTGCTTCGCCGGTCCAGTTGCCTCATAGAGCATGGCGCCGGTAACTGCGTTAACCTCTGTGAACTCAATCCCATAGAACTTTGAAATATCCTTGATCAATGAGCGTAGCTGCAACGTGTTCCAGTTGGAGATGGGAGCAACAGTATCTTCACCCCACTCTTCGATCAACTCTTCCTTGAGTGCCATCGGGTCCGATACATCGTAATCAATATCCGGATAGTCAGTGGCATCAGAGCGTAAGAAGCGAGAGAACAGAAGCCCATACTTGATGGGATCAATCTGAGTGATACCCAAGGCATATGCCACAAGCGAGCCGGCAGCAGAGCCGCGACCGGGACCGGTTAGCATCTTTGCGGATGCTTTGTCGGCGATAGCCTTCATGGTCAGAAAGTACTTGCTAAAACCTCGGTCATCGATGACGGATAGCTCACGGGTGAGGCGTTCAATGTATTCGTCATCCTCATGATAGCCGAGAGACTTCAGACCCTCAAAGCTTAGCTTGACCAGTGCATCAGTAGCGGTCAGTCCAGCGGGAACCACGAAGTCAGGAAGTCGTACAGTGTTGTCCGGAAAAAAACTTTCAATGCGGTCGTGAGCAATCTTATACCCAGTTGTGATCGACTTGAGTACCACGTCATCATCGTACTCATAGTCCGCTGCATACTTCTCGTAACTCTCCCACATCTGATCGCCGTTCTTGGGATACAACTCGTATCCAATCTCTTCAACGTCAATCGGGAGTTCGCTGCTCTCGTATGCAGGCTTGCTCTTTCCAAGCCAGCCTAGGCGCTTATAAAGTTCGCGATCCTTCCACGCAGTAGGATTGGGGTAATGACTGTCCGCTGTTGAAACTAAGTCAACGCCAAACTCATTGTGCATTTCAATGATACACTGGTTCAGTGTGTGCTGCTCGGGAACATTGTTCCACTGCAGTTCACCATACCATCGGTCGCCAAAGATCGATTGCATTCGACGAGTAGTCGTCCGCATACGCTCTAGGCACTGTTCTCTGTCAAAGGAGCGACTGCCTTCATCGTCAGTCTCCCAGCTATGCCAGAAATCCTGTGCATAAACTCCGCCCAAGCATGCAGAAGATGCAATGATGCCTTCCGAATACTTTTCAAGCAAAGCATAATCCATTCGGGGATAACGATAAAAGTTTTCACTCTTGTAGCTTTCCGAAATGAGTTTGAAAAGGTTATTAAGTCCGGTCTGATTCTGGACAACGAGGACGAGGTGTGCGCGCAGGCGAAGGACATCCTTCACAGTCTTTTTGCTCGCATCCTCGTCCTCGATAGTCGTACCAGATTGGGACTCTTCCTTTTTGTTCTTGACCTTCGCTCGCGCTTCATCATAATCAGTCCTCCACTCCGAAATAGACGGAATGAAGTAAGCCTCGACACCGAATACAGGCTTGAAGTCTTTACCTTCTGCCTGCATCTTCTTAGCATGCAGAACCTGATGGGCTAGCCCATTCATATTACCATGATCCGTGAGAGCTAGAGCATCACAACCATTCTGGTATGCAAAGTCCATATGCTCCTGTGGATATCCGATAGCATCGAAAATAGAGCCAGCCACGCTGTGAGCGTGTAGGTTTACGAAAGGGATCTTAGATGAAACGCGAGTTGTCATTTATGCTTACGCCTCGTCGATGATGTTGTCAACGAGACGAACGAAATCAGTAGGTCCAAGATCGTTGCCATTGGCACTCTCCTGAATAACGTGATAACGAAGACCGCCAAGGCGCCGATGCAGATGATTAATCTTCTCGCTAAGCGCTGTGACTGTTGCTTCTAGGGTTGTGTTCTTCGCGGATAGCGAAGTCTTTGGTGAGGTTTTGGGTGAGGGCATTTTATTCTCCTTGTTTGATATCCATGCCAATTGGTTTGAGTGTCGAAACCGGTAAAAGATTATCCGGACGCTCGACATTTGTAGCCTCTGGCGAGGCTAAAAACTTACGGTAGTGTTGCCAGTCCTTTATAGAATGAAACCACGGTGCTTCGACTTTATTAGCTCCCTCTATTATAGCAGATTTGAACACAATGTCAAGTGAAAAGTGTCGTGCAGAGTATCTTTTTTCAAGTGGCAGCTTTTTACTGGGGTATTTCTCGTTTTCTTTGGGGGCATACCAGCCGCCCGTTCCTTTGCGCCTGACCTCGCGTCGAAAACGTTTGAAGTCTTCGGCGTCAAAAGTAAAGCTGAGTGGGTGTCCTTCACGAATCGTTTCGCCATTAGTGGTTAAGTAGAACCCTTTGTTTGATGAGATCTCTCTACGATATGATCTTAACACAGTCGGGTCATAAATGCCAGTAGAAAATGCAACAAAATATCGATCAGGAATAATCCACTTGCTCATCTGATTTGAAATGTGATATGCAGAGAGCGCTCCATGGAGTACGCTCCAGCCCTGACAGTCTCTCTTGTCTCTGTCGTTTGGGTGGATAGGCACATAGAAGATTGGAATCGGCTGTTTGCTTTCGCTCGGAAAAGGATCTTGTGTCCGGTTGACCCACACAGGATCTTCAACACAGTCTCCCAGTCGATGTTTAATAATGGGTGCCACGTCATCGTTGCACACAATCCAGATCGTTTCACAGCCTGCGTATGCACACTGCACTACAGCAAGTTCCAATGCTGTATAGTTTTCTGCCACCGGGACCATACAATTCGGCAGCCCAAGGTTAATGTTTGATGCCTGTCCTGCAATCGGGATGATGCCGGCAAGGTGAAACGACTGGCTATTTCCAGTACCAGATTCAATCATGAGTTCAATAAAACTTTAGGTATGTATGGGTTGGCTGGCTTATCATAACCCTCATGTAGCAACTCGGTCAACATTTCGGGTGGGCTGACATCGTGATAAGTGATGTCCGGTTCGGGTCCGTATCCATGCATAGCAATCCTATCTTTTTCACGGCGGTCGAACTCAATCTTCAAAGCATAATGTTTTTGCTTACCCGTCTTGGGACAGATGCCATTCTTAGTACCGCGAATGCCCATTTCACTCATGGCGGCAACAATCGCAAACCTAGCATAAGTGGGAGAATGTTCAAACACATCTACCTGATCCTCGTCTAAATACGAAATAGCACACAAATCTTTCATATCAAGATGGTCACCGTCTAAGCGCTCAGAAGGGTAAAAAATGATTTCACGAACAAAGTCCTGAGAGGGCGTGATGATATGTGTCTCTTTATGTTTCATGCCGGAACGAACATTGAACCAATCCACGATCCTGTAAGTCTCGCAGGCTTTTGTTATAGGAGGCATGCCATCGACCCCAAAATCATTAAATATCCACAAGCTCCCATATTTAACTTTCGTCATTCTGGAGCGATTGCTGCTTGTGATTGTCAGCATGTTTTCTTTGCCTATGCGAACAGCCTGTACATTGTCTGCGAATGGGATCTGACCACCCATCGAGAGTAGCATGTACAGATGGTTCCACAGTTCTATCTGCTTCTTAGTCTTGTTCTTACCGAATCCATACACTGAATAATCTATTTCTTTGTCAAAGTCATCAATTGTTTTAGGTGCAGAATCACCATACCCAATGACAGGGTGCCCTGTATAGAAAGCGTAGATCAAGGCGCTCAAGCTATAGCCTATGATTACGTCATTCCATTGGTACGTGTGTTCTTTCATCCATCCATGAGCGAAGCAAGAACATAGTTCTCCAATATCAGAAGGTACTTCTGTTCATGGAAATCTAGACTCTTAACCATATGTCTTTCAACCGCAATCGTGTCACCTGTCCTGAGAGTTAGGCTGCAGTCTGCTGCCTGCGCCAACACACGATAATAATCGTACTCTTTCGCTGGCGCTTTGTAATCGTCAGGTAGCACAAATCGCTGCTCTTTTTCTGCTGTGGCGCCCAACTCTTCAATCTGAATGTATCGGTTCTTTGGGGTGAGTTTCATGCTTCCTCCTAAATGGTGCATGTGTCGTTGGTACAGAATTTACTTCCTGCACCAGCAGTTTCGGTTTCGATACGCTTAAGCGGCGTAATCTTACTGTTCATTTTTTTATATTCACTCTCGGTGATTGCCTCGTAGGGAGCTTGCTTGTATCCAGTCTCCTTATAAGCGAGGAAAGACACAGCCTTTAATCTCGTCTCGTACATTTCAAGCGCGCTCTTTAAGCCATCGGCTTCGTGCGGCTGAAAGGTTACTGTTACGGAAACAGAGTTATCTGCCCAGAAGTGTTGATATTGTGCTGCAATCTCAAGCTGCTCCCACATCGATACGTCCTTCTTACTCTTTTCAAAGTATGGCTCTTGGACCGGAAACTCCACAACTGTAGTGTTCGGTGAGTAGGCGTCAGGCTCCATTTTGTAACCCGCCTTACTCAATGGCTCAAGCAGATCTGAAGTGTTAGAAAAACGAATCCTGCGAATGTAGTACTCTGACTCAGGGAAGTGAATCCCCGGGGTGCTGCCATTAAGAAGAGAAACCGTGCCGCTTGGCTTGATACTCGTCATGCGTACAGAGCGCGGAATACAAAGCCAGTTTGAATATTCTTCGTCCAAGTCCTGCACACGATCATAAGCCTTGTCGCACCATTCATAAATCTCGCGGCGTCCATGCTTGGAGAACGCCTGTACCACACCAGACTGTGACAATCCAATCCGGCGGTTCTTAAGCATGATTGCATTTGTCTCTGGCCAATGTGTGTTGACCAGCGTGACGGTCTTACCGTAGAGGTATGCGATCTTTAATGTTTTTAGATAATCATCATAGTTTTCGTGCTTAGCTGGGTATGTCTCAACCAAGCAGCAAAGCTCGGCGTCCTCAAGCTGTTGTTCTACGCAAGGGTTGAACCCCATAACATGACGATCATCATCACGCGGATCGTCCTTAAACCTGCCGCGTGTACGTGCGTTGTTCAGCCAGATGTATCCCGGCTCTCCGTTCTTCTGGCTCTGTGCTGCATGCCAAGAATAGTCCATGCCAACTACAGCCTCAAAGGAGTTGTTAGAGCCCCAGCGATGAGAATAAAGCTTCTCCTGATCGTTCTTCATGGACAAGTATTCCTTATCATCGTGTGCTCCCAAAGCGAGCGCGGCAGATCGACGCACATTGCCAGCGACAACACACTTACCAATAAGATTCTCTGTGTCTACAATATCCACAGAAGATGCAGCTTCGCCAATGCGAGTATCATACAACTCCTTAAGGTTATTATGTAGAAGCAGCAGGGGTTCATGCCCTGCGGAGGTTCCGCCGAAGCCTTTGATTTGGGCGCCCATGGGTCGGATGGCACTATAATCAAATCGGGGCACATCGCTGCCGAAGTAGTAGCCATCAAGCAGCATGCGGACAGAGTGGACCCAACCTTCGCGGCTGTCATCGATAACATGAACATCATCAACCCACTTTGGATCGCGGATCACTGCTGTGCCGGCGCCCTTCGTGTCGAAGCCGACGCCGATGCCCACCATCAGCGCATCCATAATCCAAGCAAAAAGATATCCGCCCTTGCTGCTCAAGTCCTTTGTAGAGCGGAAAGCGCAGTTGAACAAGCCGGCGCCGGTACGCTCTTGTACGAACTTGGTGCCCATCATCCACAGACCGCGCCCGGGTGGCGACCATTTCAGAGTAAAGAGGCGATCATAGGCATCCTTTGCTGTACGCTGTGCCTTTGCGTCGTTCCACTCAAGCCCTAGTCGGGCAACGTGTTGCTTCTGAATGTCGAACATTCCTTCGATAACGCGGCGGCAGGTCTGATGCCACTCCTCTGTGCCTGCTGCTGCAGGGTCATGCTCCTCTAGCCTTCGCGAGTACGTTCGCTTGAAGGTCACATATCCTAGTGGACCCCATGGTACCTGCCGATCACGATAGTTGTCAAGAAATGACTCTGATAATCTAAATCGACGCACCGAAGGGTCGCGTTCCTGTTGTTCATACATTGTTACTTTTACTCCTGTTTTTTTCTTTATAATTCTTGTATTTTTCTTTCAAGTTCTCTGCTTGTTTCTTAGCAGAGTTCTCTATAATTTCTCCCGGCGTTTCACCAGTTGGCTCTAGAACCTTAATCTTTACAGACCCCGGGTCCATAAATATTGGATAGACGAGTCCATCTGGTCCATTTCGATTTTTAGCGACGAAAATTCGCCCTGTGTTGTTGTTTTTGTCATCAACGGTTCGCGATACAGAGAAAATAAAGTCTGCCACAAAGCACTTATTGAAAGCTTCGCTGATCGACTCCATTGTAATAACCTCTGCATTCAATCCCGACCTGTTTGTTTGAGATGCGGTCCACACAGGACACTTGTTTTCTTGTGCGATTCCACGTAGCTCTTCATAGATAGATTCCAGTTCATTTCTTTTCTCTTTCTGATATGTAACTGGTCGCAAAAGATCTCCGTAGTCAACTATAATAATATCCGGCTTGATGTCTCGCTTGCGCAGCTTCTCTAAGTGAGTTGATAGCGTGCGCGTGCTAGCAGATTTTGTCGGATACTCTTTAATAATTAGTCTGCCTTCGATCTCTTGGACCGCTTCATACACTAATTCTTTCAATTGAAACAAATCATTTAGCGGTATACCGGTTAGGCAAGAGTCGTAGCGGTTTCCAATAGAAGCTTCAGACAGCTCTAGGGTGTAGTGAACGACCGTTTTGCCATTTTTGATCGCTTGCGCTCCCAAGTGGGTGAGTACCATTGATTTACCAGCGCCAGTCGGGGCAATAACAACCCCTAGTTCACCAGAGCCTAGACCACCCTTGCAAAGATCATCCATTTCGCTCCAACCCATCGAGATCGCATTGCGAGTCTTAAGCTGGAAGCGGGCTTCAAAATCTTTTATGTAATCATGACCAAAGTTGTTGTCACTGCCCAGCTTGAGGGCAGTATTGATTACTGAGCTAATCTCGTCGAATGAAGAACTCTGAAGCAACTTCACAGACTCCATCATTGCTTCTTTAAGCTTCTGCTTTCGGCAGAAGTCTAACGACACTTCTTTAATATATCCGCGACCCTCAACCTCAGAATTGCAAATACGAGCAAAGTAGGCGCGGACCTGCTGCTTGTCGGTTTCTGTCTCATTCTCCAGTTCAGAGCGCAAGACAGTCATCATGATCTTCTGCGTTGGGTGTACGTTGTACTTCTCGCGGTACCCAAATACCTGCTTGACGAAAGCGCGAAGGTATGATAGTTCTAAAAAGTTAATGTCCAGCACCTCAGCGATCTGATCCGCGAACGGACGATCCTCCAAGACAAGTTGACATAGCCCTTCTTGAAAACCTTTTCCGAATTTGCTGAAACTAGGCTGATCTGACATTTCTTTTCCCATGGTAGAGATCATAACTCATTTGTCACTTATTGTCAACCACTATTCGTCTCATACACTGAAATAATGACGACCAATCAAATGTGCCGAAACCATCTTCGATCATCATGCCTTGAACGCCAGTTTTATTAAAAAGTTGTTCTGCGTCTTCGATAGCAAACCGAACCTTGGACTTGCCCTGCGGGGATAGCGATGGCGCATACAACTGCATAAGCTTATAGTTCTGCTCCACCACGGCGCGTCCCTCCAGTATTGAACTGAACGCCTTGAGGTTTGACTCAGCCTCATCGCAGAAATCCATCAGTCGATCAATCGTACAGAACTCCTCATCCGCAAAGAAAGGAAAACGCTTCTTGATTGTACCAAGACCAACGCCATTAATGCCGGGGAGATTGTCTGACGTGTCGCCAGCAATAGCCCGGGCTAGCGCCATGTTGTTCGGGTGAATGCTGTACTCTTCGACCAACCGCTTCGTGTTCATGACCTGCTTCTGAATCGGACGAAGTACTACGGTATTGTCATCACATAGCTGAAAAAAGTCTTTGTCGCTAGAAACGATAACCTTCTGCCAGTCGGCGAAACTGGAAAGCCTAGAGACAAACGCAATAACATCGTCGGCTTCTACTGCCGGAAGCATGGTCTGTGAGATAGGCATTTCGTTCAGGTACTCGATCAAGCGAGTCTGCTGCCATACCTTATTCTTCAACTCTTCATTCTCGGTGAGGGTCCGAATATCACGATTCAAGCGAATGGGCTTGCGACCCTCTTTGTAGCCTTTGTTGACCGCCTTACGCTTTTGAGAGCCGCCAGCGCCATCCCATGCGATCACGATATGATCTGGCTTGGTTTCACGCACCAGCTTCTGAAGGATCTTAAGGAACCCTTTTACTCCACCGATGGGCTGACCGTTGGTGGAGAGGCTAGGGTCTACGATATATGCACGAAAATACATATTTAGTGCGTCAATGATTAATACTCTTGGCTGGCTCATGGCTTATAGACTCCCATCGTCTTGTTGTCAATACTGTAAAATACGCGCTTGACGCCTACATGTCTAAGGACTGCAGCACACATGTCGCAAGGTTTGGAAAGCCTAAGCTCTCCACCCTTACCGATGCGGCAGACGTACATTGTAGCGCCCATTGTTTTCTTGCGGTCCAGACCCAAGACGCAACCTAGCTCTGCATGGTGCGTGGCATGACCGCAGTTTCGCTGGCGAAAGCGATTCCCGAAAGAAGCATGCCTGTTCTTATTCGTGGAAAGTCCAATAATATTGGAGCCTCGCAACAAGAGCGCGCCATGGCGATAGTCTTCGTTACTGGAACTATTTGCCATGCGAGCAGCTAGCACCATATATCTCTTGTGTCGTCCGGACAGCTTCATAAAATAATAAATAAGGGTGCCTTCGGAGAGAGAGTACCCTTCCCGAAGGCGTATTATGTCGCTAATCAGCGATGGCGGCGATGTGCCGGGGCGCGGCGGACCCAACGTCCGGACACCCAATGTCGGTTACGACCGTAACCTACCCAATGACCGGGCGCCCATCGCGCATTGTTATGCGTACGAGCAGCAGGTCGATTAGGTCCAAAGTCGCGACCGTGAACCGGATGCGACCAGTGAGCCCGAAACACACGGGTAGCAGGAACCCACGTCCATGCAACAGTCACAGTAGGATGACCTACTGCGGCAGTAGCACGGGCGTTTGGACAATGCTGGTTGTGTGCGTTGGCAGATTGCGGGACTGCTAATGCAGCCACCGCAGCGAGCGTGATAAGGAATTTCATATTATTTCTCCTTCCTTCTTTGTTGTTCACTATGTTAGACGTATGAGGGCTAAGTTTTATTCACTCTTTTCTTCATTTTCTTCATAAAAATCTGCAGCCTCTCCGATGCGCTTATCGAACTTCATGATGACTTCTTCATCCATGACCTCCATGACGTTCTTGCGGAACTCAGGCTCCTGTAGACGCTCGGTCCACTTGGAGGCTTGGAACTTGGGTCCAACAGCTTCGCCACTTGCATCAAGCAACGAGAACCATGCGCCGGCACGGGCTAGCCGTGGCGAGCCGTTGATTGCATCAAACCAACTTTCCTCGTCTTGGACACCAATAGCGTCACCCCATAAAATACGGAAGTTACACTGGCGACCCTGAGTACCGAAGCGAGACTTTTCAAGCTTCACCTTGACCTCGGAGCCAATGCGGAAGCCCTTATCGTCAGTGACGAAAGACGCTTTTGCCTTGCGACCGGTTAGCCAGATGCGTAGCGAGTACGCATAGATCATAGCCTTGCCGCCGGGAGTCATGTACGGAGTTGTCATAGCCTCGGATGGCGAGCGAGTGATATTGGTCTTAAGCTGGTTAAGAACAAGAAACGTACTCTGCGAGTTGGCGATAGGGACAGTCAGCTTGGACATACCCTTAGCCAGAATGCGAGCCTTCACTGCCATAGATGACAGCGGATTGAAGTCTCCCTCAACATCTGATACAGACGGGGTGAGAGCCAGCGAGTCCCAGATGAATAGCATGCGGTTGTCGTTCGATCCCAATAACTCTTCAATAGTCTCCAGAACAAACTCAACAGAGGTTGCCTGAACATACAAAAGGTTATTAAGATCGCAGCCGGCGCGCTCAAGGAATGTTGGGTCAATAGCAGACTCGCTATCAAAATAGATAACGTCAATACCCATGTCTTGAGCATTGGCTGCAACCTGTGCTGCCATGTAGCTCTTACCGGTCGATTCTAGTCCCGCAATCTCGGTGACCTTACCAACCGGAATGCCAGCCAATCGCCCACGGCATGTAATGGAGTCAAGCCAGCGGGAGCCGGTGCGGATCCATTCCTTCACCTCCGTTGGATTATCTTCCTTAAGGTCGTGGGCTACGTTCTGACCAGCCTTCTTGTTGATTAGATCGCGCATGTCTTTAATGGAAAGCTTGCCAGCCCCATTGGATTTCTTACTTCGTGCCATTCTCAATTTATTCTCCTGAGTTGTGATACTATAGTACCATAGATTGTTTGGTTTGTCGAGAGGTTTTTTTATCTAACTGCAAAGACAGTCCAAGAAACTCCCAGACTTGGATCATCATACATTCTTTCGCCGACTTTATAATGGGTCCGATTTGAATTTGAATATGTCGTACGCACTTTAGTAATTGGGCGAAGGCGGAACTTGATATTGACATTAGGATCAGTGATATAATATTCTACGACTTCATCAATCGACTGAGTTTTCGCTAGAATATTTTGAAGGTCTGCAGGGTCGGTGATGCCGGGAGGTACATCAGCTATCAACACGGCATCTGCTCTCGCTGGATTCGTTTCCGCGCCGGCACACACAAGCGTTAAAAAGCTGCGGTAAGACTCACCCAACACATCAGACAAATGAAGGTAAATGTTTTTTATTTTAAAAGAATTTTTCAGTAGCCCGTTCTTCCCAAAGGCTTCTGACACCGCCAAAGCTTGATGTGCTGCTCCATCTTTAGCCAGTGGGGAGGGGAAAGAGTACGAAGGGTCTGCTGCAGTCACAATCGAAAGGAATTGGTCCTTCTCTTCTTGGATCACAGATGCTTGTTCCGCTGTGATCTTTGCCAACTGCTCCTTCATGTCGTTTACAAGAATGTTACGAGCATCTTCCTCCAAGCCGACCTCGACAAGTTTTGCACGAAATTTAGCTTCATCCATCCGATTTTCTAAAAATCCAAAGTTTTCTTTCTTCATGCTTAGACCGATAGCGCCGCCGTCAGCTAGCACAAGGTTAATGTCTGCCTTTGGCTCTGGCTTGCCGCCGCCCATTTGTTTAGCGCCCACAACCATTTGCTCGCCCAAACTGCCAATGGTCATCGGAACAGGTTGACCACCGTTCGCGTTCACAACGCTATTAACAGCAGCAACTAAGTTTCTCTCGCTATCCTGCCCAGACATTTGCTCTTGAAGTGACTCGGCTTCTGGAGCCAGAGAGCCAAAATCATCGCAACCAATGGCAGAATCACAGATAGCAACTTCATCGTCTGCACCTGTTCCCAAATCTAACATTTCACCAGCCTCTTGCTCTTCTGTTAAGAATCTGCGCCAGCCTTCCATAATAGGTTTCATTGTCATTACCCTATAATTAGTAGTTCGGATGAGGAACCCATTGTTTTTTTGCCAACACATTTGCCATCGACCCACTCGACGTTCTTCATGCCGTATGCCCACTCAGCAGTGACAAACTTGCGGTTAGAGTATAGATCACGGACCTCTGGACAATCATTGTATGACATTACCCAATCGGATCGGTCGGAAAGCAAGTTATAAAGCGCCATATGGTCAAATCCCGCGTGAAGCCCCCCTGCTTGCCCGTAGAGCATCGCAGCGTCTTCTGGCAGCATGTAGGGTGGGTCAAGGTACAGGAAGGCTCTAGGATGCCATGGGAGGCTTGTTTGAAAGTCTGCGTAGTCTACCCTGAAGTTCTCGGCGTTAAACCTGCGTAATCGGTCGATAGACGACTGAGTGAAGCGAGCGTATGATGCTCTCTTAGACCAGCCACCAGAAAAGGTAGCGCCTGAGAAGCTAGAGCGATTGATCGCGTAGAACTTTGCCGCCTTCTCGTATGAAAACTTGAATGATGGATCTCGCAGTTCTTCACGAAGTTTAATAAAATCGTCTTTGGAACATCCTTCTACAAGTTTAGTAATGTCCTTCTCTTCAATCTCGTACTCCGTGCGTAGGGCGGTGACCTCATCAGCCAGCCTTTCGTTATCCGCACACAGCGCTTGCCAAAACCAAACAAGAGGCACCAGCTTGTCATAGCCGATAACCTCTGTACCTCTCGACGCTACCGCCAACTCAACCGAACCGCCGCCAAAGAATGGCGAACACAGACGCGAAACGTCTTCGGGAATGTACGGCAAGATGTGCTTCACTGCACGCGATTTGCCGCCGGGATAACGAAGAGGCGTTTTCATTTAAACTCTGGAAGAAGGATGGCGGCAGACTTTTAACCGGTCTGCCAGCGGCTTTGACTACTCTGTGGTAGTCCCAGTGGTGGATGCGCCCGTAGCCGCACCGACCTCGCCATCTTCAGTCACCGTTGTCCCCTCAGTAGTCGTATTGGGGGTAACAGCCGTAGAAGGCGTGTTTGCTACATTGGTGGTTGTATCACCAGTGGTGATGGTCGCCGCCGTTGTTTCGGTAGTTACGATATCATCGCCGGTCACGGCTTGCCAGCCAATAACCACGGCACCAATAACGATAGCCACAATCACACCTTGAACTCTCCTATCGGAGAAAGAAAAAAGATTAGCCATATTATTCTGCTGCCTCGCTGCCTGTATCTTCAACCGCTGTATCTTCAGCGGCTGTGTCTTCGTCCTTATCCCCACACGCGAACATTAGCGCGAGAGGGAGAACATAAATAAAGTTCTTCATTTTGTCTCCTGTATAATGAAAAATGGCAGACTTTTGACCGGTCTGCCAGCGGAAAAATGGTGAGGCACCTGATAACCCTGTGCCTCCCTGTGGGATGGTTACATTACTATGCGCCCATCAACTCATCAAAGGCGGCGTCAACCGGATCAGTCGTAGTGGTTGACGGCGTGTACTTCTCAGTTTCACTGGAAGAAGTCTCGGCACTTTGATCTCCCGACAGATACTCATCGAGCATGGCTTCCACTTGCGCGGTAGTCGTGCGCTCAAAGAGCGTGTCGAAGTCGGGAATGTTGCCCAGAAGTTCTGCGCAGCGCTCATCTCCTCCTACAGCCTCATCGCATAGGGGCGAGGAACGACGACGGGGCGTCAGCTTCGTCTGGGGGAACGTGGCACCGGGAGGCTTACCATAAGTAAGACTCAAATCGGTACCCGATTCCGCATCAGTAATGTCCCCATATTCTGGGTTCAGTACAAGGCTAAGCAAGGACTCGTAAGCCATCTTGCCGTAGCCCCATGCACGTACACCAGAATCTTCTTCGCCACGTACGAGTACGGGACTAAAAAACCGCTGACGAGCGAAGAGACCTTTTGCCATCTTCTTTGCCTCTGCATCATCGTTTGCCGCTCCTTCCTTCCAGAGTTGGGAGGCAAACTCACACACAGGGCACCCGTCACCGTAGTTGCGCTTGGGGCACAAAAACCCACGGTTATTCCCCACGTTATAGTGGAAGAAGAACTCGCGGAAGGGGTCACCATCTTCGGTCGGAACAATGCGGATTGCTTGCTCGCCGTCGCTGGGACGCCAGAACTTGTTATCGCCGGAATCTTTGTTTTGGAGAGCATCCAGCTTCGCTCTCATTTTGCTAAGGTCAATAGCCATTTTGATTTTTCCTTTTGTTGGTTATAGTCAAGATGATAAATCTCTCATCTTGCTGTATACAGTATAGCTTATTCTGAAGTCAAAGTCAAGAACTTTCTTCACTTTCTTCAAAGGGGCTATCCACTTCGATCTCTGACACGTCGCCGTCTGCCGTTTTCCAATTAAACATGCGGAATGCGTTCGTGTCCAAATCCCATACCAGTTCCATCCCCTCTGCGAGAGTGGACTTGCGACCGGTTCCCTTGACCTGAGAAGTGATAAACTTCTCGGGAATGTCGGTCATACGGACAAATCGCATGGTGCGCGAGTCTCCGTTCTTCTTAGTAAATGTGCCGTTATATGCTTTCATCAGCATTAGATCTCCTGTTGTATCTCAGATGTATTGGCTATTAGATAGCCAAAGTTGTTGGTGTAGTCAGTAGAGTGAATCCGTACCGAAACGATAGTTTCATCACCTACCATTTTTGCGCTACGTTCGCGCAAAGATGTAAATAGCTTGCCGTCTGTTTCAAGCTGCTCTTTGTTGATAGCATAAATATAACATCTTTCGTTGATGGTGTCAAGGGGAAAGAACAACTTTTCTTCATTTTTTTCAATATCCACCACGCCGAAGGTCGAAACCCGGGCTGTTGTCAGCGCTGTTGCTGGTGTGTTGTAGACGGTCTTTGTATTCAGGAAAACGTTTGTCATGTGTATCGTGTCAACGATTAGCTCATTTAGACGTTTATAATACCCTATAACGGGCACGTTGTCAAGCACTTCTTCTATCTTTTTGTTATCGACCAGATAAATCTTCTCAAAGATGCCAGACCTTGCATATTCCTGCAGCACATAATAAGCTGTGCGCTCATGCAGAAGTGCCTCCTTGCTCAGAAGGGAGCGATCCGGCTTGACATAAAGAATATTAATCTTGCATCTCTGGATTTGTTCTAGGATCTTTAATGTTGCCGCTGAAACCTTTCCGGCGCCGCAGACGATAAATAGCACTTCGTCGTCTTTCTTTAGTGTTCTAAAGAACGTCTTAAGGTTTAACGGGTCACCCTCGTAGCCCACTACATTGGCAGACTCAGGAATAGGATAGCAGCCTTTGCCCTTTGTCAGCCCAACGTCAAGCTTATAAACATTGTATTGTGGATACTGCGCAAACCCGTCTGCGATGTTGCAGCCGGCAGCGCCTAAACCGATGATATTCATTCTTCACCTCAACTATATAAAAAGTTTTTCCAGTTCTTAACGATAGACTCGTTAGTGGTTTGTGCAGGGGGAGTGTCCATGTCTCCCCGACCAGTAAGACCGTCGCCAACTATGTGACTGAACATTGCCTGAATCTTTGCGTCAAGCACCTCTTCGTCTTCCCACTCCTCGATTGTCCACTTCATAGCCTTGACTTGGGCTTCGCTGCTGTGATCATAGCAGGAAAAGGTCAGAACAAGCCTGATGTTGGCTTCGTCTGTCGTGCGAATCTCTTCGGTGTACACTCTGAAGTCTGGATATTGACGATCATCACCTGATACCTGTGTACCTGCCCATGCTTTCTCCACCAGCGCTTTGCGTAATGGAATAGTAAAATCTCTGCTCTCCAAGATCGTGCGTGCGTCTTGGACGCTCATGCCTTCTGGTATAGCAGGATATGCTGTGTGTGAGCCATCAATCTCAGTATACGTCATGGGCTCTTCTTCGTTGGCAGTCATGTCCCATTCGTAGTAATCAGCATCTCCGTTTTCGATCTCCTGACCCCACTCGTTGATGGTGCCGCCTTCCATAAAGCCGTCGCGCTTAGCCATGCGAGTGATCTCGCCTTTGACGGCATCGTACATGTCATCGATGCGATTTACTTCAATACAGTAATCTTCAAAGCTATCAGGATCATAGACTATTCCTTCCTCTATGATGCCTTCGTTGTCCATATCAATAGTAAGTCTGATGGTGCCATTGGAGTACTTCAGTAAGCGAGTGCCGTGGCTATCCTGTGCCCAATTCCATTCATAGTCTTGAAGCTCAGCCATCCAGTACCCGACAGCTTTGCCGTCCTGTGGTAGAGAATCCCATTCGTCTATTTCCCAATCTATATTCATTTCGGCGGCTGCATCGATGTAGAAGCTTTCATCATAGTCTTCTGTGACTTCTGCTTGGACTCGACATGCTTGATAGCGGTTATTCCAATCGGCGGCTGTGTCGTCGCATTCTTCTTGGGCGTTAGCCATTTGCCCTTGAATGAATCTCATGTCCGGAAGCGACTGTTCTGTTTCTTCGTTCTGTCCCATGAGTTCATATTCGATACCGGTCAAGTCTTTTACAAGCTCTTTAATATTATTATCCTCGTAGGATCCGCCGTACTTGACCAGCCAGCCATCGTCTGGACTTAATGTTGAAATAACCCCTGACTGGTTTTCTTTAGCCCATGCTTGCACTCTGTCGCGGAAGCCGGGAATCCTCAAGCCATAGACGCGGCTTTCTGGTACAGCAATCTGTGGTCCGTTTCCGTATTTGGCTGCAGACCTATCAGCGTATGCGCGAACCTGACGTAAGCGGACGCGGGCTACGGGAAGCATCTCCATAGATAGTCCGACATGGCTACCGCGTATGTCATCCGCAAATATCTCACCATCATATTCGTGAATATATTTTTCAGCGCCTTCGATAGTCTCGGACCCGGTGGACTCTAATAGCTCCGCAGTTTCCACCACGTAAGCAATAGCGCCATGACCGTGAGCCTCTGCGACCGCACATTTAAAATAAGACGTATCACCACCTCTAGATGGCGGTGAGTGGCATGACGTAATCCGATTGAAGTCCGACATGCGGATAATGTCAACAGGATCCCGTGAAATGATAATGCTGTATTTGTTTTCGGTTAGATTGCCGATGTTCTTCTTAATGTAATCGGCATTCTGCTGCCAGTATACTTGCATTTTCTTGGCGTCTGCTGAGCTAAGCGTGAGTCCGCCAAGATACATTTGAAGCTGATCGAATAACTGGTCGTACCTCTTCACTTCCTGCTCATCGAGGGCTGCGGCAATCATCTTTCCTGTAAGCTGACCGGGCTTGTCGAGTGCTCCGTAACCGCCTTGAGTATAGCCAATACTATTTAAGTGATCGAAGACCTTTTGAGAGAGCGCTTCTCTCTTTGAAGCCAGTTCATAAATCTTTCCGAAAAACTTACCGA